TCACCTCTCTAAATTTTATTCTTGAACTGTTTGGGTATCCTGCACCAAATACCGGAAGCGGATTACCCAATGAATCTTTTCATCCGCCAACCTGATTGGTATTGAACCAACCCTTGAACAATGAACAACCCTAAATCCGTTTTCTAAGGTCAAATCCCCTGTAGTTATCAGGGCCGTCATTTCATCCGCAATCCGTGAAGCCTCAATGTAAGTTTCGCACCACAAGTCAACAGTGAAAGTTACGTTCTGCCCGCTCCAGGTCTTGCTCGAAAAATCCGAGTCAGTTGATTGATCTCCGATGGTGCAGTAGGGAAACTCTACCGGCCCAGCAACTCTCGAAAAAACATAAAGTTTTTTTCCGTTGTCCCCTTTAATCGTCGTGTCTTTTACCCGAAAATAAATGGCCTTTAAAAGCCACCTCATGCAGTCCCGCCTATTTAGCCCCTGTGTGCGGGTCATTTGAGCAACCTAGACGGAATGTTCCAAATGATTCCCATTTCGCGGTTTAAATCTTCCGCTAATTTTTTAACGAAGTCGGGCCTCACTTCTTCCCACGCCGGGAAAAGAAAAGGATGAGGTTTGGTTCCATACTTTCTAATGTGCTGAATAATTGCCCAAACGATTCCTTCATCGAACCCTTTCCTTCTTCCCCATAAAAGCATGGATTCCACAAATTTCTCGGTTCCTTCTTTCGAGGTATGCGGCCCGGTCCCAAATTCAACAAAGACCCCATAAGGAACTTTGTCCTTGTGTTCCCCTACCATCCCTGGCCCTATCTCCGCACTCAAAAAATCTCTACCGTATTGAGGCCCGATTGAACTTCTTAAAAATCCGTCAACCCCAACCGGGCATTTGTCTTGCGCCTTCTTTGAAATTGATACTGCCCCAGCAACAATTCTCGTTTTTGCAACCTTTGGAACTGCTTCCGCCAATGCCGTCAATTTCTCGTTAACCTCCGGCAACCCTTTTAATTCAATCTTCATTCGGATCATTTAGGGACATCCTCAAGACAGTAAATCTCTTTCCAAATCGGCCTGTCATCCGGCACATCCCTACAGGTCACGACTTTAAAAATCCTGTCCCCAAAAGTGATTCCCCAATTCGGCTCGATATCCTCGCGGTATCGGACAATCACCTTCACATCCCATTTCTTCGTTACCTGGTTCCCCGTGAACCTCTCAGTTCCGGTCTTTGTCTCCACTAACCCCCAAACTTTAAGCACGTCATCCCATTGGTCTTGAAAATCGCCCTCATCCCCCGTCTTTGGCGCGTACCTTTGCAGGGTTATCCGATGCCTCAACTCTTTTGCCTTGTATCCGAAGCCCATTAGAATGTCCTCACTTTATACGGGTCTAAAAGGGCCTTAATACTGGCCGGCAGGTCTTCCCCTCCCTCCTCTCTATTCTCAAAGAGTAGGGCTGCAAGTTTTTTAATGGCCTCTTTCACGTCCTCCGGGCAACTCGTGGCCGGGGCATCGTATCCAGCAAAAAACTCCATCTCGAAAGCATTGTAATTCCTCAAATCAGTTGGCCAAGTCTTGTCGACCTTCAAGAAAACCCTTCCAGGCTCCGAGTCATAATCAATCGAATAATTCGTGCTCGCAAAAACCGTTTCAACTTCCGCCGAGGAATAAGTGTTTATCTCGGTTAGATAATTAAAAGGAGGGTAGGGAATCTCCAAGCAACTTTCAGTGGGAACCCTATCCATCCACAACTTGAACTGCTTTAAATAAAATGTCCGGTTAGTGTACTGTTCGCATTTTTTTCGAGATGCCTTGATAAGCGAAGCCAACCAAGTGTCGTCATCCGTTACGTCAATTCTCAGGAAATTTTTAATTTCGGTGGTAGTTACAGGTTCGGAAACAGCGACCGGAGTTTCACCCGGATTATGAACAAATCCCTCGGCAACCAGTTTGATTCTCGGATAGTTGTTTATCTTTTCCGATTGCGCGTTGAAAGCAGGCCGGTCGTAAATATATTTCTCAGGGAATTGGGCTGAATCAGTTAGCACCATCCACCGCCTTTAAAAAAGGCTTCAATTCCTCGGCTACTTTCTCCGATACCTCATAATCCCGTCCGGCGTGATAGAGCCGTGTGATTTTTATACCGTTCACCACATCGGTGGCTTTTTGGGTCTTGGCCATAGTGATCCGTACCGGGTTTACTGCCGGCGGGAGTTCAAAAACCTCGGCTTTGGTTCCCTCAAAAAAAGAAACATCGGCCTTGTTTTCGGGAACTGAAACCATCTTGTTTTCCAGCTTTGCCTTTTTCATTTACACCCCAAAAGTGGGGGAGAGTTTGACCCCTCCCCCGCCATTCAGATTTTCAGCCTTACACCGGCACTTCAGTTGCGAGCGTCGGAGCGTTCAAAGGATTCCCGGCGACAATGATTCCACCGTAAACTGCCGTGGTGGTCAGTGTTTCCGTTCCAATGATTGCGATGTACCGATACCCCGCCGTTTTGATTCCAAACGAGTAAGTCGCATCGGCTTCGTTTGTGTTGTTGATCAACTTGTCCCAAACGACCCCCGAGGCTTTCAACGGATTGTAGGTGGTCAATGCAACCGCCCCCGCCCCGCCTACCGTGTTGGTTCCCCACGCCGAAAAAGTGACGTAGTTATCAGCATCAGCCGCTGCAACCGCGCCCACGGGAATGACAGCCATTACGCTATCAAACCCGTTGCAATCCACGTACGTTCCCGTGGTCGTGGCGGTAATACTCGCCGGACTGATTGAAGTCGTGGCTTGAATATTGCTCCCTAAATCTCTCATGTGTCCCTCCAAAAAGGAAATTATGGGGCGGTTTTAAAGCCGCCCCGGTTGATTACGACTTGATCGTGAGAATCTTCATGGACTCGGGCAAAACAACTTTTCCACCCGTCCGCTTGCGGAACGTGTAGCGGATTTGACCTTCCAAATCCAGGCTATACGGATTCCGTAAAAGGTTGATCCCGATGCGGTCAACAATTACGTACCCCCGGCGGAAGTCGCCAAGCATCAGGACTTTCGCGGCGGTGGTAGTAATCAAAGCCGACATATCAGGGGCTTCAACCACGGGGCGACCCAAAAGCGTTCCCGAAGGGGCGCCATTCAATCCAGGCCCCCAAAGGTAGTTTCCGGTATCGCTTCGGAACGTGAGCATCTTGGAAATCGCGGCCGCATTTGCCACCCACGTTGACACGGCCCGGTAAGCTGGCTTCAGGGTCATGTAAAGCGTGATTGGGTCGTTCGGAGAAATCACCGAAGAAGTCCCACCGTCAACGGTTTCAATTCCAGTCGAAGTGGAGCACAAACCCTCCGGAGTTCCATCCGTTCCCACGACTCCCGTGACGAAATCAGTCGCTTCGGCTACGCCCAACTCGTAAGAACAATCCATCGTCAACTGTTCCTCGATGTTGAAAGCCGAATCTTCCAACAATTCGTTGGAAGTGACTTGCGTGGATTTATATTCTTTGGTGTAGACCTCTTTCATGCCCCAACCGATGTTGGTGTCCTCGGAATTGGCAACGCCTTCCGAGTGAGTGGAAGTCCCGGGCCGCGTAACACGGACGGGTAACTTCACGCTATTCCTCGTGGTTTGAATCACGCGCGCGAGGGCACGTATCGGGCTGAAAGGAACCTCTCCCTTGATGATTTCCATGACCATATCGGGCGGGCAAAGATACCCACCTGTCGGGTCTGTGAAAATCGCCAGGGCCTTCATTTCATCCGGGGTAATCGGCCCCATGTTGTCGGCACGGAAACCGCTTTTCAGGGCTTTGCGTGTCAACTCTTTAAGGGCTTTCTTGGCTTCCCCTTCAGTCTGGGCTGGCGGGCGGTTGATCGCTACCAAAGCTTCGTCAATGCGCTTGTTTTGTGCAAGCACATCGGCCTTGATCGCTTCAAGTTTCCCGGTCGTTTCCTTCCCTTTGGATTCGGCGTTCTTCTCGAACTCCTCGTGCATCGCCTTCACGAGTTTTCCTTGCTCATCTCTGAGCACCTCTATCGTCAATGGTTCACTCATTTTTTGAACCCCTTTCTAATTTCTTCAAACAAATTTTTAACTTGCTCAACTGAAATCGAGTGGTCATTGACCGGCTCGGCTTCTTCCGTTTTATCCGAGTGCCCATCGGGCGGCTCAGATGTAACGGCACATAGGCTTTTCAATTGCAATTCGATCTCATCCAGGCGGGATAGTATTTTCTCGAATGGCTCAGACCCTGTTTTCATGGCTTGAAGTAGGTCATTCATCTTTACGGATGTGAGGAGGGCCTCGTTGTTTGCCTCAAACGTGACGGGCGAAGCTTCCCAAAGTTTCACTTCAAGAAGAAACCGCAGGGATTTTTTCACTTCGTCTTTGATGGTTTCATATCCAATAGAGAGCGAATCAATCGCCCCTTGTTTCATCAGGGCATAGCACTCGGCACCCTTGGCGACTTCAAGATTGATTTCCCCGTCAACAGACAATCCCTTTCGGTCTTCCTCGAAACGCGGAAATATCCCAATGGGATTAAAATAATCATGTTGCCATAACATTTTAAGTTTTCGGTTGGAGGACTTCAGGGAGTTTATTGTCGCGGTAAAAGCACCCGGCTGGATGATATCGCCATAGGCATCTTCATTGCCGAACACAGCGGCATGGCCGGAGAATAAACCAAACTTCCCGGACTCATCGGCTTTGATTTCGTTCTTGAGTTTTAGCCTGAAAGCCTTGAATAGCATGGCGCCCTTTTTCTACCAGCGCCATTTTTTACAGGCTGAAGTGGCAGGTCTTCTAGTTACCTAATTCTTGAACTTTTTCGCCTCTTACGTCAAGAGGTACTTTTACTATATGGTTTTTTCTGTTGCTTCTATTGCAAATCCTTAAATAAAATTCAATTGGTTTTCCGTTATCTGAAACCATTATTTTCTCGGCCATTATCTTGTTTCCGCAACAATCACAATAAACGGGTTTCCTGATTGTAATGCTCACTCGATAACCTCGTAGCCAGGAACGCACCGGCACTGGATGATATTCCCCGGTTCGCCGGAATAATCCGCAGGATAATCAATGGAATCATCCCCATTTTTACCGGGGACAACAAACGGCTCATCCAGTCCCACCGTCACACCGTCCATTTCTACATGATCAAATTCAGCCCCTTCGTCAATGGTACGTGTCCTATCGTCCCTCGTTGATATCCATTCTTTTTTCATCGGGATATCGGTGGATCTGGCCCCTTCAATGGAGCCATAGTTTGAAGCCCCAATAACCTCTGTTCGGGCGATTCTCTCGGCCCTTAAAAGAATAGCCTCATCCCCCAACTGCGAAAGTCCGGTAGCTTCGATAGCGTGCATCAGGTCAATTATTCCACCGCCTTGCGCTTGGGTTTCCTCAATCGCCGCCATGACCTTCTTCCTAGTGGTTTCAGTTATTTTTTTAATTTTCGTGCCGTTTTTGACTAGATAAGTTGAGACGGCGGCGTTCCAAGCCCACTCCTCGGCATCGTAATCAATTTGTACGTCTTTTCTTTCCGGCAATTTCGCTGATTTCATTTCCCGCCTAACATCCGTTCCAAATGCCTGAATGACCGGGGCCACGGCCTGCCTTAATGCCTTCTCCCAATGCGGCCGCATCTCATCACACAGCCGCCCTATTGAGGCTTTTAACGCTTCTAGCGAGGAAGCTCTTTCCACTGTCGCCCGGATGGAATCATAGTCCGCCTTTAGTCTGGCCGAGAACACTCTGCGGGCTTTTCGTATCCAAGGCATCCTTCCGCGATCAACCGATTTCCAATACTGGACTTTTGCGTCTTCGGTTTTGAGATTGAAAGCCTTGAGTTTCATCTTATCCGGCGGGATAGAAGGTTCAACCATTTCTTGTCCGAGTTCGTCAATCGGCGTGACTGAAAAAGGAACCATCCGCACATCACCATAAGCGTCCTCTGTCGGAGGCATCCCAACCATCTCCCTCGACTCGTTTGCCGTGCTTAATCCGGATTTAAACCAATTCTCCGCCCTGGTGAATATAATTGCCCGGTCTTCCTGTATGGCCTCAATGTCGTCTTTGTCGTAATCAATGAAAAGCTTTTCATCACCAAACATCGGGATAAGGAATCGGTTTAAAGCGTCCTTTAGATTGTCGCAGTATGGTAGGATTGCTTCCGTGTAGAGGCTCTTTTTTGCTTCCTTCGCGTTCTCGTATGTTTTTTTCCCGGCTCCCAATAGTTCGGGAGGTACTTTCCAAACCTTACAGATTTCTTCCTCGTTCTTGTCTCTTGTAGCCGTCCAATCCATGTCTTTTGGCGCAAGAGATGTTTGTTTCCAATCTGCTCCGTCCTTAGATTCAAGAAGCATCACCCTCCCGGCGTTATCCGCCCCAGTGTGTTTGGCTTGCATATCACGTTCCAACCTTTTAAATTGTTCTTCGGTGAGATTCCCCTTAACCATTATGATTCCAGACGGCGCCCCTGAGTTTTGCAAAAGCATTAGGTTCCACTTAACCGCTTGGTTCTCTGTGTCAATGGTTGAGGACGCCACCTCAATCGGGGACATCCCGTAGAAGTCGTCCAGGGGATTAAATTTTTTCATGTGGAGTATTCGGGAAGGGTCCAGGTCTACCGTTTGCCCGCTGACCGTGTAGACATATTTTGAAATGTAAACCGTTGGGCTTGTTTCTATCTTCATTCGGTCGGGTCGTAACGTCCAAAGTTCAAGCGGAGGTTTCTGCCTTGGTTGGGCTTTTGAAATCGTCTCAGGGCTTACCGCTTCTTGGTAGGAGTTCCCGGCGATCTGAAAGAAGGCGGCGTTAGTTGTGAAAAACTCCGATTGACCTTGAAATTTATTCGGTCTTTTTAAAAGAAGCGATAACGGGTTATCCTCGATAAGTTCAGGCTTTCCGTTTTTCTTTTTCCGCCTAACTACCCAATGAATCCCACCCACTGCATCGGCGACAATATTCACGCACGCGTACACGGTCGCGCACCAACCATAACCCTCTCGCGCAAGGTTTCCGTAATCTCTTGGGGTAAAGCGTAGGGGTGATCCGTACATCACGATAGCCTTTTGTACGGACGAGTCTTTTCGATTGAACAAAGAAAAGTTTTTAAAGAGTTCCATTAAGTAAAACTTAAACCATTTTCAAACCTTACGTCAAGACCTACCTCAAAATCCTTAATCTCGTTTCCACCTCAGCCTCGCGCTCTTTGTTATCCAAGTCAAAAAGGCACGTAAACCCCCAAACCATAGAGTCCAATCTGTTCGGCGATTTCTCCCCCTCAATCCCACTATACGTTGTTATTTCATCCTCAAGTTGTCGGAATCTCCCGACATGGTGGATTCTATGCTGGGCGTAAAGATTAGACACGGGTTCAGCCCTCCGCATTTTTCCCCTGGAAGCCCAAACGAGGACTACTTTTACCTCGGGCCGGTTGGAGTTGATAATAGTTTTTACCATGTCCCCGCCATTGTTGGCTTCCCCGACAATCTCATTGGCTTCGTGCCGATCATAGGCCGATAATCCTGTTTTGGCCCACCCAGTAGGACTTAGTATGCCTGAATAATCGCCTAATAGATATCCGTGGCCGTCTTTGCCCTTCCCTACCGCGGTTATGCCCGCCTCATCGGACGTAAGTTTCGAGGTTGCGCTAGGGTCAATCGAGATCACCACTTTAACCATTTCAGGCGCCGCCGCTACCCGATCCCTGTCGATCTGCTCCTGATGGAATATGGCCCCAATGACTTTCGGCTTCTCAATCTGTTGCATCTGAGCGTCAAACGAGTCCTCGCCCATCGTAAGCCGCTGGTTCTCAAGAAACTCTTTGCTCACCCTGTTTGGGCTTAGTACCTCTCCCACCTGCCGGCCGATGGGGTCGTCTTTTTCAGCGAACACGGGAAGCCGCACGATAACCCACTCCTCTTTGGTTTCCTTGGCTTGCTCTAAAATCCGTGACGCCAAATCCCCCATCCCCCATTTTGACATGATTAAAACTATAGCCCCATCAGGCATTAGTGTAGGGCGGAGCGTGTCCTTGTAATTCCTGAAAATCTTTTCCTGCATGGAAGTATCCAGGGCCTCGATAGCGTTCTTGTGCGGGTCGTCAATGATGAGTATGTCCGCTCCCCTACCCGTGGCCGTCCCATCAATCGAGGTTGAAACGTAAATCCCATTCATGTTAGTAGAAAATCTATTGGCTGCCGATGAGTCCATTGAAACTCTAGTGGGATAGAATGGCCTTTTTCGGGTGAGATTCATAAACGGGACGGAAATCAGGATATTCCTAACATCTCTCCCAAAGTCCGTTGCGGTATCCGATCCATAGGACACCGTGATAATCTGTTTGTTGGGGTTTCTTGCCAGGTACCACGCCGGGAAACGTCTTGAGGCTATCTCTGATTTCGTGTGCCTTCTTGGGGCAAATATCATCAGCCGCTTTATTTCACCACGCTCGACAGCCTCTAACTTCTCGGCTATATAATCGTGATATTTTTCCTTGATGAAATCCGGCTTTGTGTATTGGATGAATGGGATGAGGTTCTTTCGGGCTTTCCTGCGTTGGGCTAATTCTTTTCCTGCTTCGGCTTCGTCTCTCGTCATTTCTCAAAAAACCTTTTAACGTTTTTTAAAGCAATTGCCCCTCTTTCGAGATAATACTTTTTCCTGTGTGTTTCCCCTTTGCCTTTAATACAATGATTATGAAACCCTTGAAACTCCGAGAATTCACCCAATGGCTTACCGCAAAACTTACACTTCTTTTTTCTCATTCTCCCCCGCTTTAATCTCCAGCAGTATCTCCTCTAGTCGCTCATCGGACAAATTCGATGTTTGATTCAAATCCCCCGTAATTTCGACTTCTTCTTTTACTTTACCAATGAGTCGATTTAATAGCAAATCCAGGGCGTGCATATCGCCTTTCCCCATGATCCGCACGGCAACAGAAGCCACCATCCTCTGCAATACCGTTGCCTCCGTGTCTACCGCCAGTTTCTTTAGGTTTTTAATCTCTCCCTTGAGAATCAGAGATCCCACTTCTACGAGTTCCTCTTTCGTGAGTTTGGCGAGTTTTCTCATCGCAGGGTCTTGAAGTTTTCGACCTAGTGGATTTGGAGATGGTTGGCCCTTTTTAAATTGGTGTTCTTTTGGCGGTATTGCTGGCATTTCCCTGCTTTTCTCCTGCTTAACTGGATTTTTTGGCTTTCTTCCCCGTGAACTTCTCCCTCACTTACAATAAGCCCATTTGATCTGGTTCGTAATTCAGGGCTAAATTATCAGCATTTCTTTCTGCTTCGTTGAAGCTAAAACCAGTCGGAGCATAGGCCGCTAAATCGGTTTTAATGTAAAATTCCTTTCCACTGTCCCGCATCAATTTAACGGAATCTAAAAGGAATTTCTCCCAATCTATTTTCTTTTCGAGTCCTTCGTAGTTTAACTTTCCGATTTTGTAATGGTCAACAAAATCCAGGCTTTCTTCCATCAATTTCAGCGATTGGGCAGGGTCAAGAACAGGCTCCATGCTTGCCCAAGTTGTTATCCCTTCGGCATGGCAAACCCTCAAAAGTTCAAGCCTATCTTCGGGTAAAGCGGAACCTTTCTCATTTTTCAGCGTTTCGCTTTCGTTCCAATAAGTCAAGGATGACCCAATTTTGATTCTTTGCCCCATTTTCTTGAAGAGATCAAGATCGCATAAGGCTTGTGTTCCCCCTTTGGTTAAAATGGCAGTAGGGGTGCCATGGCGCTCAAATATCTCCAATACCTTCCGGGTCAGCCTTTGAATTTTATCCACCCCATTATAGGGGTCAGTTGTAAACGAAAGAAGCACCTGCTTAGAGATTCCTTTGGCACATTCTTTTTCCAACGCCTTTAGGAGATCGCGGGTTTCGACCTCGGCGTGTTTGTATTTGGAATTGAATACCCGCATCATTTTTGGAACGTAGCAATAAAAGCATCCGTGGTCGCATCCCTTGTAGTGGTTTAAGGCTAGGGGGGAATATTCCCTAGCCTTTCCTGCTGGTTGGTAGATTAAACCCATCAGATGCCATCTAGAGGTTGTTTATCCCTGCCGGGCGTTTTCCCATTATCCAGCGTGATTTTTTTCTTTCCGATTGGGTCAAGTCTTTGTTCATCAAACCATGCGGAATTTATTACCCCATCTTTTGTGGCCTTGGGGATAACCAAGTATT